GTAATGAGTAATAGTATTTACCTGGCGTATAGTTCTTAATGTAAAGAATTTCCATCTTCTCATTTGATGTACCAAAAGCAGGAACTTTCTTTTTATTTCTAATTGCTTTTTGGTCTGTCCAATCCGTACAATAGTAATAGTTTTCAATCTTAGGATTATCGTACAACTTCTCAGCTCTTAAGTTTTGAACTGGAACGTGATAGAATTTAACTACTTTACTATGGTCTGCGTTCCAATATACTTGGAAAGCTGCATTACCATATAGTTTTAAATCAAACGATACACGCTTCATTTCCTCTTGCGGAATTAACTTATCTAATGTTAATTGGAAAGCCTCATCCTTAGAGTACAATCCTTTACCAAATATTAAATCAGCAATACCCTCAATACAGGCAGCATTTGTTGTTGATGTTGTGAAAGCATCTGTCACATTTTGAAAGAAATCATCTGGTCCTATAATTCCAACAGGCACCCATTGATATCTTGTTTTTGTATCTTCAGTTATCACAGGTATCTCTTGCTGTGCCATGTTTACTACTGAAAAGTTTTGATTTATCTTCATATTAATCTAAAATTATGTATTCGTTATCCGTTACATTACTAATGTATATTCCTTCTAATGGAATTTGGTTCTTATATACTGGTTTATCTATTGATTGGGATTGGTACACTTGTATAGAACCATTCCAAATACTACCACTAGCCGTATCAGTTATTGTAGCTCTATATTCATCACCAATATTAGATGAAGATATAGATGCAGTAAATGATAACAAGCTTTCATTTGCATTATATTTGTATGCACTAATGGAAGATGATGTATTCGCTAATGTGTACATATTCTGCAATCTAAGCGTTAAAACGCCAGAGCCTGTTGGTTTTGTACGAATTGTGAATAAATTACTTCCTGATATATAATAACTTTGCATTAGGTTGTCTTTATGTTGTATTTATCTATATATTTAACAATTTTCTAAACGATTATAGTAGGACATAAAAAAAGGGAGAACTTAGTCTCCCTTTAATATTGTCAAAATCTATACTGATTAAGCTGCGCTACCTGTTACGATAGTTGGTTTAACAGTCAATGCTCCAAAAGGATTACCGAATGTTGAACCAGAGATAAAGTTTGCTGGTAATTGTTCTAATCCAGTGAACGTTACTGAATAACCATAAAGGTCACCCAATGCTGCTCCTGTTTGAATTGTACCTGCAGTTACATCTGCTCCTTGAGTTTTACCTACTAATAGAGAATCTCCACTCATTGTGTTTACAACGATTTGAGGTCTACCGTAAGCCATCAACTTCAATTGAGTTGTCATTTCGTTAGTAAGTTTCTTCAAGTTAAGAGTTAATTCTTGAGAGAAGAAAGTTGTACCATTATCACGAGATGAATTAACAGTTTCAGTATAGCTTGAATTTCCTTTCAAATCATAATAGTACACAGTACTACCAGAAGGGAAGGCGGTGATTTCACCATTTGCGTTTGTAGTAAACGAAGCTGTAGTAAAGTTTAAGAAGTAAACGCCTGTTAGGCCACCTACACTCTCTTTACAAGGTTCATTTCTACCTGCTGATAAATTACAAGGCATATTCTTTAAATTTTATATTTGTTAATTTGTTTTTTGAGTAAAGGGAGATATGGTTAATCTCCCTATTACTTACTCAAATATTAATAGTTTTTGTGGATAGCGATGTCAGAACCGATACCGTATTGAGTACCAGCTGTGTATCTCATAATGATTCTAAAGTTTTGAGAACCATCTAAATCTTCCATATCTAACACTTTTACTTGGTTGTAATCACTCATCAAACCAGTTCCGAAGAATAAGTTAGATTTTTGTGCTGCAACCATTGCAGAAGATGCAAGACCAGGACAAAGTGCCAATTCAACTCCTTGGAAGTTTAATGGCTTCTCACCTACATTCATTTGGTTGTTGAAACCATTTGCTCCAGCACTTCCGCCAGATAATGCTTGTTGGTAAGCCTTAGCTACGTTAGTAGGGATGTAGATAGTTAAATCTTCCTTACCATACACAGTTTGAGGGATTGCGTTGTATAAACTGTCTAATGCAGATAATACGTTTGCAGATGTAATAGAACCAGAAACAGAAGCTGTTACAGGAGCGTTTACACCACCAGCTACTACTGATGAAGATAATGCACTATACAAACCAGAGAATTCTCCGTTTGTTGCGCTGTTACCTCTCCAAATAGAGATTTCAGTTGCTTCAGCAACTTTACCACCTACATAAGAGATTAAGAAATCTGTAAATGATGCAGGGATAGTATCAAATGCGCTATAGCCCAATTGTAAAGCTTCCCAGCTATCTACGAATTCTTGCTTACATAATTGTAAGTTTACTTGTAATTCTTTTGGTTCTAAGATTCTCTCAGTAAGAGCTACAGTACCAGAAGTTGTGAAATCACAAGATGCATCATTAACGATAGAATCAACAGCAATTCTTTGAATTACTGATTTGAATTTAACGTTAGGCATGATTGTGATGTATTTGTTATCAAGCGTTCTTGCTGATAACAAAGCTGCAGCTATATATTTACCTGCGAACTCACCTGCGTAAGTTGTGGTAATTACCGGCTGAGCAAAGTTTTGATTTTTTCTCATGTCAATCTTTTTTGTTGTTTAATTATTTATATAGTTTTGATAAAAATTGTGATTGCGAATTAGCAACCTTTCTACCAAAGTTATTTTGTTTTTGAGATTTAGCTAACGGAGATTCATCTACCGGTGCACCATCTAATTTAGGAAGGTCTTCTTCCATTTCCTCATCTTTCTTTTCTTCAGAAGGTTTCAAAGCTTCTTCGAAAGATGCCATTTTCTTTTCCATCTCATCAATACGATATTGTAATTTTTCAACTACTTTACCCATATCTTCAGTTAATGGGTCAACGGGTGCATCTACTGCATCACCACCTTCTCCATCAGTACCAATATCTTCACCTGCGATAGATTCCATTTCTTCTTCTTTAGGTACTTCAGGATTTGCTTCTTCAACATTCTCTCTTTCGGTAATCTTACCGTCTTTAGTTACAATGCGAATTACAACTTCTTTACCCTCTGAATCTTTTAAAGCAATTTCATGCTCACCATCTGGTGCTGGAGTTTTTCCGTCTTCTGCTACAACTTCAACATCTTCACCTAAATCAAAGGTAGGAGATTCCAATATTGTACCATCTTCCATTTTAGCGTATGTAAAATTAACAACTTCTTTCTCATTAGAAAGTGCTGATATGATTTTACTTAATACTTGTTTTGCGTTCATATTAATTGTATTTAGTTATTTAACAAAATTAATTTGTTTTGTAGTTATTTTTTAGTTAAATGATAGTGTTTCACCATCCCATATTTGTCCAACTGTTGGTATTTGTTGAATATCTCCAAACCCAACTTGTACATAAGCGATAGCTCCTTCAAATGAATCTTGCGTTGGATTCATTTCAAGTACTCCGATTACTACGTTATTTTTATCTATACATGCGAATGTTTTCATAATAATTATTTTAAGCTATTATCATTGAAGGAGGTACACTATATAATGAGCCAGATACTAATGAACCATATTTAGCAACACCATTATATATTCTATAATCTTGGAATCTAGCCGTATTCACACCATCATCTTGTCTATTGAATAATTGGAATGCAGCACTACCTGTTTTTAAAGTTGCTGCCAAAGTAAATGTTTGTACACACTCTCCATTAAATAATGAATTGAATGCGCTACCACTTCTTTGTACTGCGTTATGATACCAAACACTTGCAGCTCTACCATATGAATTTGAATCAAGGTAAACTTCAGAACCGGCTGCTGTAATTACTAAGAATCTTGTACCAGGAGTATCAAAACCTACGTCAGTTGTTGCAGAACCCACTCCATTAGGATATTGAAAATACCATGATACATTATTAAATCCTTGTGCTACACCCGCTACACTAGCTGTAGCTTGGTTAATCCAAGTTTCTATTGTAAAGTCTTGTGTTGGGAATTGTATATTAGCATCAGTACCAGCTATAGCTCCAGCATTTGAAGAACCAGATAATTGTATTGCTGTATTATATCCACTAAATAAACTTCCAGTGTATGATGTAACAGCTCCACTTCCCGTTGAAGGTAACACACCATATCCAGTACCAGTTCCTCTAATTAATTGAGATATATCTTCTCTAAATGAAGTCATACCTAATGTTGCGAATTGACTACCAGGCGCTGCATAAACCAAAGAAGCTGAATAAATATCAGTTCTAATACTAGCAGGTCCAGAAGTAGTTGTAGTACTTGTAGTACTAGTACTTGTAGTTGTAGTAGTTGTAGTAGGAGGTGGCGCCGGCTGTATTGGTACAATCGGTTTATTACTAGCTCCAATTATATTAAGGTTTAAATTTAACATAGATTATCTTAATGCTATAATGTTAGTTGCTGTTGATGATG